CCTCTGGTGATGCCGTGGATTCTTTCGTAAAAATTTATGGGGAGCGCGGACACCTTCTTGTGTAATCTCTGTAGACTGAAGGACGATTACAGGGATTTATGAGCGTCCTGGCCGACTGGGAGATCAAGCAACTGGCGGAAAACGACCAGATGATCGAACCGTTTGTGGATCATTTGGTCAACAAAGAAGATGGACGCAAGCTTCTTAGCTATGGCCTTAGCTCTTACGGCTATGACATCCGTTTGTCTCCTGCGCAATGCCTGATCTTTGGCAAGGTACAAGCTGGTGACTGCGATCCAAAGAACTTTGATCCTGACATCCTGAAGCCTGCAGATCTTCTGGAGGACGAACGCGGCCAGTACTTCTTGCTTCCTCCGTATGGCTATTGTCTTGGCGTTGCTCAAGAACGTCTGAAGCTTCCTCGTGATGTCACCGTCGTTGCCGTTGGTAAATCTACTTACGCACGTTCAGGTATCTTGGTCAACATTACGCCAGCCGAAAGTGGATGGGAAGGTTACTTGACGCTTGAAATCAGTAATTGCACTGGGATCTTCAATCGCATCTATGCAAACGAAGGGATCACGCAACTGCTGTTCTATCGGCGTAATCCATGCCACACAACGTACCAAGACCGGAAAGGTAAGTACCAAGACCAACCAAACAACGTGGTCTTTTCTCAGGTTTAACCAAAAGCATCAAGCCAGTTGTAAGCCTTGCCTGAATTGCTGCCTGGTTTGTCTGCGTAAGCCACCGCTCCAGAACGCCCTCCTGATTCTCCCATAGAAGGTGTTTGTACACCTCCAAAAGGAGGGCCAAAGGAGCGTGCATTTACCAAATAAGAATTCCTAGGAGTTTCTCCATTATTTGTATACTCTTTCAAGTCGCTTGCAATTTTAAATTTACCGGCAGCTTTAGCTGATTTGATAAATTTTTCTGCCCTTTCTTCATTTATTATGTCCCCTTCCCTTGTATAAGATGCACGTTCTGGCCACGAACCAGCAGTAACTGTAGGTAAATCCGCACGGCTTTCATAGATCCTATCTTTTTCGCTGCCGTAACGAAGATCTGTATTGTAATCTGAACCCGGATTAAGATCTGATGCCTCAGCTCCTGAGGTACCAGAGTCAATACCTGGATCGTAAGTGGGCTTGAATCTGTTGGCCATATTATCATTGTAGAAGCAGTGAATCAATTAACTACCGTGATGCATTCTGCCGCAGGATTTTTAGATGCCTTTGTACAAGACGAAGTTAAATGTCGTTGTCTTGATGAAGAAGATTTTGGCGCACCCCTCGATAACGAGCAAAATGATGTACCATTGTATGACATGTACAATCGCGGTCTAGTAGCATGCGAGCAGGGGCTAGAAAGGAATCCGTTGAATCTCGAGGGACAACGGCCTGGAATGACGGGCTATATCCCCTCAATGGAGCAGGGTTTGGCGATGGGAGCATCTCCGAAACCAAGAACGCTGGTGTTGGAACTGGAGGAACCGGACGAGAAGGAACGGACGCTGTCAGCAAAACGTCGTGGTTTGCTCCGGTAGAAGAAGTGAGTGACTGCCCTGGAGGTGTTTGCCCAGTGCCCTGGGCCACCAAAAAAGAGCCTCCTGTGGTCCAAGAGGATGTGGTCAATCACCCCGCTCACTACACAGATGGCGGCATTGAATGCATTGAAGCCATTGAAGCAGCTTTGACAGCGGAAGAATTCCGTGGTTACTGTAAGGGAAACAATCTAAAGTACACCTGGCGTGAACGCCACAAAGGCGGAACAGAATCACTGAAGAAAGCTCAGTGGTATCTGGACCGCCTCATTCAACTTGACGAAGCTCAGAAGGGCTGAAGTTCATCGTCATCATCCTCGTCGTCGTCGCGATATCCACAGGCAGCGGCGAGTTCTGCTAATTCGAGGTCGGTTGGATGATCCCAGTCGATCTCAATGTTTTCTGACGCCATGATGTCTTTGATGGCATGCCACTCCATCAAGCGTTGGTGGTAGAGACTTAACAAAGCAAAACGCAACTCTTCCCAAGTCATCTCCTCGGACTGGAGTTCAGCTTTGCGCATGGCAAATTGAAGCTCAAGAGGAAGTTCAAACTCCCGTGGCTCGACCGAACGCTCCATTCCACTCTGCATTTGCTAGTTGCAATTATTCTAATGCTAGCCGTTAAATATCAGATCGACGGACTCATCGGCAAAGTCTTGCCATCGGTCGTCATCAATACGAAAACTGTTGGCAAACTCAGACAGGATGTAAGGATTGATGCGTTCCTCCAGGGCGCGGATTGCGCGTACTTCGTGGGGAGCAGCGCTGTAATTACGGAAGGCGGTCAACAAAACTTCTGTTGATGCCCAAGGGCTGGTGTCTACATCACGGAGGAAAAGACCCATCTCTTCTCTTCTGCGTTCCAGGAGACCACCAACAACCTTATGGTTTTGATCAAAGATCCAACGGCTCATCTCCGTGGTGGCACTAGCAAAATCCTCTGCTTCCACATGATCAATGATGTGGCTGTACAAGAAGGACTCCCAACCAACGGAATGAATGAACGAGACTAGAGCCTGGCGCATGTTGTCGTCAAGCCCAAGGTTCTGCCGCTGGAGCTGGGACTCAATGACGCTGACCTCATGGAAGAGGTACTCAAGAGCTTTCTCCTGGCTGCAACGCTGACCTTGCTTGACGGGGGAACCATCGGGATAGAACTGGGTTCCAAACCCGATGGTGTATGGCTCTGCACCAGTGTACGGATCTGCGTATGCTTTTTCGTTAAACCCTTCGTATTTACGAATTAGGTTAATAGCACGCGAAAAATCCGACATGGAGATAACTATTGTTATCCCCAATATACATAATTTTTATTTACCTTGGCCTCTCATCTTTTTACGGCCGTGGCTAGGCAAGGAGTTTCTGCCCTGCCCTTGTCTGGTGCGCTTCGGTTTGGACTCAAGTCGAACTGTGGTTGATTTGGGTTTTGCCATGACAGGCTTGAAGGGGCTTCACCAGTGTACCTGTTTTTAGGCTTGTGCCTCCTTTTGTTGTTGCATTGCTCTACATGAGTTGCCCAACGCACATTCCCAGGCTCGTAATGCCCCCAGGGATCTATCCGATCCAGGCTCTTGCCTTCAGGTCTTTCTCCTAATTCTTTCCAAAATTGATCAAAACTTTCAAATTTAAATAGGATATCTTCATATGCACCGTGATGGTTTTCGTTGACCCTTTTTTTGGCTCTCCAATAACTTTTCCAGGCGCCTGTTTTTTTTGTATCTTGTTTTGCGGAAGGCTTTTTTATGGCTAGTTTTCGCCCAGAAAAAGCACATGAACGACAAGTCCATTGATGCCCTTTGCGGTTGTATTGATCAATACGGATGCAGCCTTCTGCTTGGCAATCCGTACACTTTACGTCAACATAGTTCCAACGTGAAGACATGTGTGAAGTAACTCTGGAAGTATCATACCACTTAAGATCATCCACTTAACACGGTGGCTCCAGTACCTTGCTGACATCTTATCAGGGTTGGAATCCTGGGCGTTATGACGGGCGTAATAAGATTTCTTACGTGCTTTGTCCTTAGCTGTTGTTGGGTTTTTACCGGCACCTTCTACACCTTGCTGACCAAAACGAATGATCTTTTCTTTGCCGCCTTCACAGGCTTTGACCACGTGGCTTTTGGTGGGATGTCCAGGAGTCTTGCGTGGTTTATTGCACTCCATTGAGTCCTTATGTATCTTTGCTGCAGAAGCAGCCTTACGTGCTTTATCTGACATTTACTTAACCAAACAAGGATCCAAAGCCACCGCCTGATCCCATATTAAAATAGGAAGGCGCACCTTCATCTTCTTCATCTGGGAAGTAATCAAAGAAACGTGAACGTGTGGGCGTATATGTTTCTTTTTTCTTTGTTGAATCATCTGCCATCATTTTATCTAGAGAGCCAATTGCGGCAAAAGGATCTGAAAAATTTGGCATACTAAATCCCAAAAGTTCTTGCGCTCCTTTTGCCGTACTTGCTTTACCTACATCCGATGCCGAAAGATTTTTATCTTCTTCAGTAGCATCTGGAAAAAACTCAGTGTAAAACTCTGATTCACTTCCGCTATAACCTGCTTTCTGAAAAGTGTTGAATAATGCACTGCCACCTGTAGGTGCTTTCACCTTTTCATCCTCATCTCTCTGGATATAACCAAAACCTAATTTTTCTTGCGTTGGTTTGATCCGTTGTTCGTTTAGTTCCTTAATGCGCTCTCGAATATCAATGGCTTGATTAGTACGTAAGATACCCATCAAACCTTCTTTTACGTCTTCCGTTGGATCTGTATTTTCAT